TACACTAACAAAATCTTTAAAGCTAAAAACTTAACTGAAAGTAAAAAAGTTAAGGTGTTAAAAGCATTTGACAATGCAAAGGATGTTAAACAAGCAAAAACTATTTTTGAAACATTAGAAACGGGTCTAGTAGACAAGTCAATTAATGAGTCAAGATTTAAAGGATCTGCATCGAAAGCTAGTGGTTTAGAACCAAAAGCGACGTCAACAAAACAACCGATTATCGAGTCAAATGACGTTTACAACCGTATGCGAAAGCTAGCGGGATTAATTTAAAATTATTATTAACTAATTAAAACTTAAAAAAATGAGCTTAAATACTCTTTTAGAAAGCGCTAACCCATATCAGTCTTTACAGTCTGATGCAGCAAGACTTGCTGGTAAGTGGGAGAAAACAGGTTTGTTAGAAGGAATGCAGGGTGCCAACAAAAACAACATGGGTATCATTCTTGAAAATCAAGCAAAACAATTGGTAGTAGAATCATCTCAAACAGGTGGTGGAACAGCTTCAACAGCTAACATGACACCAGGAATTGGTGGACAGTGGGCAGGAGTTGCTTTACCATTGGTAAGAAAAGTATTTGGACAAATAGCAGCAAAGGAATTTGTTTCTGTTCAACCAATGAACTTACCTTCTGGTCTTGTATTTTTCTTAGATTTCCAATATGGAAATAACAAGTCTCCATTCGCAGCCGGATCTTCATTATATGGTGATCAAGCAGCTGACGGTTCAGACTTACCATTTGGTAACACTAACTCAGGTGGATTATATGGTGCAGGTAGATTTGGATATTCTATTCAAAATACTTCATCAATTATGTCACCAGGAGCAGCAGGTGGAACAACAGCAGCTACAGCAACATGGGCAGATTTTAACTATGATTCAGCTTATTCATCATCTTTTGCAACATACTGGAAAGTATCTGTAGATGTAGATGGAACAAAAGCATTGTATTATGATTTCGCAGGTGTAAAAGCATTTCAATTATTCTCAGGATCTCTTGATGGAACAGCAGGTGCTGCTTACCCAGAAGAATCTTCAGCAATTGGAATACAATTATCTGCATTTACTGCATATGACGCAACTCCAGCATCAGAAAAAGTTAACTTTATCGCATTAAAAACTGCATTAGCAAACGGAGCAACAGCTTTCGCTACTAATGACGCAGTAACTATGCAATATCAACTACAACCAACTGATCAATTCAGAGGTGACTTTGAAGCAGGAAATGCTAAACCAAACTCTTGGAATGATTCAGGATCTAATGGAAACAGCGGATGTTGTCCTCCACAAGTAATTCCAGAAATCAACATTCAGATGAAATCATCTGCGATCGTTGCTAAAACTAGAAAACTTAAAGCAGTTTGGACGCCAGAATTTGCACAGGATTTAAATGCATACCATGCATTAGATGCTGAAGCTGAATTAACTTCAATTCTTAGTGAATACATATCTTTAGAAATCGATTTAGAGATCTTAAGTATGTTGATCGAAGGAGCGGCAGCTGGAACAGAAAACTGGTCAGCAGTTAACAACACGTCAATCAGTGCTGCAGGTGCAGTAAGTGATTTAGGATTTTACAATTCTCAAGGACAATGGTTCCAAACATTAGGAACTAAAATCCAAAAGTTAAGTAATATCATACACCAGAAAACTCTTAGAGGTGGTGCTAATTTCTTAGTATGTTCTCCAACAGTAGGTACTATTTTGGAAAGTATTCCAGGATTTGCTGCTGATACAGATGGTGACGCAGCTAAAGCTAGCTACGCATTCGGTGTACAAAAAGTAGGTTCAATTAATGGTAGATATAAAGTTTACAAAAACCCTTACATGACTGAAAACAAAATCCTTTTAGGATTTAGAGGTTCTCAGTTCTTGGAAAGTGGTGCTGTATTTGCTCCATATATTCCGTTAATTATGACTCCACTAGTATATGATCCAAACACTTTCACACCAAGAAAAGGATTATTAACTAGATACGCTAAGAAAATGGTAAGACCAGAATTTTATGGTACTATCAATATTTCAGGATTAAACTCTCTATAATAAGAGATTAAATCTTACTTAGTAAAATTAGCCCGAACTTTCGTTCGGGCTTTTTTTTTCAATATTTATAATAAAATACGTAATTATGAATGTACCAATTTATGATGGTTGTCCTATATGGAACGAAGATGCCGTGCCTTTCGGTTTTTATAACACTGACACTATATTCCAAACTGACGCATTAAAAGTCACTAAATTTTGTGCCTCAAGGTTAGGTTATCCTTTAGTAGATGTAGAACTACAATCAAGTTCTTTCTTTACTGCTTTTGAGGAAGCCGTAACCACATATGGTAACGAAATATATGCATATAAAATACGAGATAATCAATTGTCTCTTGAAGGGCTCACAACGGGTTCAAGCTTAAATCAAGCGCTTATAACACCGAGTTTTGAACCAATAGTAAGACTAACAGAACAGTATGGAGAAGAAGCAGGTAGTGGAGGTAACGTACCTTACTACTCAGGTTCATTTCATTTAACTGCAAGTATACAAGATTATTCATTTTCAACATTTATGTCAGGTAGCGGGTTAACTGGATCTGATTATGTGCATGGTTTAGAAGTTAAAAGAGTATTTTATCAACCTGCATTCCCTGCATCAGCAAGATATTTAGATCCATATAATGGGTTTGGATTTGGAGGAGCAGTAGCAGCGGGTATTGTTGGGTTTGGAGGATTTGGTCAAGGAATGGGTTATTTAATGGCTCCCCTAAATTATGACTTACAAGTAATACAACAAATAGAAATGAATGAAATGGTTAGAATGTCTAACTATTCATTTGAGGTTAAAAATGATAAATTAAGAATATTTCCTATACCAGACTATAATGGTTCTATTGTATCTGGTTCATCTTTACTAATAGGTAAAGAATTACAAATATCTAAAAGACCAACAGTAACCTTTAATGGTACAGTAACTTCATCATTATTAACTCTTGATACATCAACAGGAGTAGGTAAGGGTGCAACAGCAATAATGTATGGTACTACAGGAACAAATAACACTTATAACTTAAAAGTAGTAAACTCAGGAAGTGACTATAAAAATGGAGATGTTATTACAATTACACAGGCAGCAATAAATGCTTCATCTGCAGACATAACTAATGCTTCTAGTAATTTAGACATAAAACTAACAATGGGAGACATAACAGCTATATGTGGCGCAGGTCAAGTATGGTTTGAATATATTTTAAGGGATGAAAGGATAAGCAGCTCCGTTAAACAAACACCTACTAGGGTTACAAATGTATCAAACACACCATATGACAACCCCACTTATGAATTTATTAATTCCGTAGGTAGACAGTGGATATTTGAATACACTTTAGCACTATCTAAAGAAATGTTAGGGTATGTAAGAGGTAAATATAGTAGTATACCTATCCCTAATGCAGAAGTTAATTTAAATCAAGGTGATTTAATATCAGCAGCAACAACCGAAAAAACACAATTAATCGAAAGGTTAAGAACTTATCTTGATGAAACATCAAGGCAAGCATTATTAAACCGTAGGGCATCTGAAGCAGAATCTAAAATGATTGAGTTACAGCAAGTGCCTTATACAATTTGGATAGCTTAATATGGCAATGTTCACATCACAAAGAGATATGTCTCTGGTTAGAAAATTAAATCGCGAGTTAATGGGTAATATTATTACTCAACAAGCAGCGTTATATCAATTCCAGTTAGAAGAAACCAAAGTTAACATCTATGGTGAAGCTGCTGAAGAAAAATATTACAACGGTCCTTTCTTATTTAATGTTTTAATAAACAGGTCTAACCAAGAATATGGTGAGAATATAGAAGGTATTCAATTCAACCAACCAATTGAGTTTTACTTTTTAAGAGATGATTTAGTTGAAAAAGATGTGGTTCCAAGAGTAGGGGATATTATATTATATGAAGAAGGATATTATGGAGTACAAAGTACAGTAGCTAACCAATATTGGGGAGGTAAAAATCCAGATTATCCTAATAACGATACTGATGGTCAAGATAACCCATTAAATCCGAATTTAGAAAATTTCGGTAATAATTTATCAATATTAGTTTCTACTTACTACATACCAGCAGACAAAGTAGCTATTTCACCTTATCAAGAAAGATTCTAATGGCAAAACCAAGAAAACCAATACCAAAATCACAATTAACCCTAAGTGAAAAGCAACATACAGCTTTTAGGGGTAGAGAAGAACAAGGAATACAGACTAATCCTAATGACGCTGTAATTCCAAACAATCCTAACTATACAGAAACAGGTATACAGCATAATAGATCAGCTCAAATGAGCTTTAAAGATGATGATACTAAACAATTTTCAGTAGGAGTTAAGGATATTGATGAAGCTGTTTTTTTTTATTTCGAAAATAAAATTAAACCCTTTGTGTATCAAAATGGAGCTAGAAGAGAAGTACCAGTAATATATGGTGCCCCTGAAAGATGGAAATCTTTCCAACGTGATGGGTATTATAGAGATAAAAAGGGTGCTATTATGTTGCCTATTATTGTAATTAAAAGGGATTCAATTGCTAAAGATAGAACAGTAGCAAATAAATTAGATGCTAATATGCCCAACTTAACGGGTGTATTCTCAAAACAATTTAGTCAGAAAAACTTTTATAGTAATTTTGGAACATTAAATAACAGAAAACCAGTTGATACTTTTCATGTAGTAGCACAACCAGATTATGTTACTATTGAATACAGTTGTTTAGTTCAAACATATTACATGGAGCAGTTAAATAAAATAATAGAAGCATGTGAATATGGATCCGATGCATATTGGGGTAATCCTGAAAGATATATGTTTAGATCATTTATAGATAGTTTTAATACTGCTACTGAACTAACAATTAATAAAGATAGGTTGGTTACTGGAACATTTAATATTAGATTACGAGGATACTTAATCCCAGATACAATACAAAAGGATTTAGCATCAACTAAAAAATATAATTCCAAAGCAAAAGTTACAATAACTACTGAAACGGTTAGCGATGTAGAAGGAGCTGGTGTGCCAACTCAAAATCCTACCACAGATCATAGAAGTAGAGGTGAATTTTAACAAATAGTTCAATATTTATAATAAATTAAAAACCAAAAACATGGCTATTAAAAAGTTATCAGAAAAAGAGTTGCAAGTATTAAATGGCTTTCAATCTAGAAACAATGAAATTGTTACTCAAATTGGAGTTGCAGAACTAAGAATTGATGCCTTAGACAGGCAAAAAGAGGAATTATTAGAAAAATTTCAAATTCTACAAAAGGAACAAAAAGACTTTGGTACGAGTTTACAAGAAATTTATGGTGACGGTAATATCGACCTAGAAAAAGGAGAATTTACCGCAACAGAATAAATTTTTGAAATAATTTCTAATATTTATAATAAAACAATATTAAATATAATATAAGACAATGGCAGAAACATTAATATCTCCAGGTGTATTAGCAAGAGAAAATGATCAATCCTTTATTGGCGCAGCACCAATCTCATTTGGCGCAGCAATAGTTGGACCCGCAATACAAGGTCCAGTTGGAATTCCAACAGCGGTATCTTCATTCTCGCAATACGAAGCTATATTTGGGGGCCAAGTAGAAAGTGGCTCGCAATTTTACTCATACCTAAACTCGGCAGCAGCTCAAAATTATTTCTCCCAAGGTGGTGAATCATTACTAGTTACTAGAGTAGTTAGTGGATCAGCAGGATGGGCAGAAGCTTCATCTTCTATAGGAAATGGCATTCCACAAGCATTAGAAACACTTGATACTAATAGAAACGCAAGTGGTTCTGTTTTAGTAAATGGGATTTCTGGCGGATCAGCAGGTAGTTATTCTTTAGGTTCACCAACAGTTTCCCCAGCAGGAGGAACAGGTGCAGCAGGAACATTTACAATTACTGCAGATGGTGGAATAAATGCAGTAACAAGTATTGTATTTACAGCAGGTGCAGGATATTCTGTAGGTGATGTTTTAACCTTTCAAGGCTCACAAGCAACAGGAGGTTCAGGAACTTGTACAATAAAAATAACAACAGCCGACCTAGTTGCAGCATCAGCATTTGATTTAAAATCAATTTCTGAAGGTGCTATAATGAATAATTACCAATCAACACCAGATGGTGCTAATGGTACATTAACAGGTGGTACTAGAAATAACATTAGATGGGAAATAACATCTGCTAACACAGGATCTGGACAATTTTCATTATCCATTAGACGTGGTAGTGATACAAATTCTCAAAAAGCAGTATTAGAACAATATAATAATTTATCAATGGACCCAACAGCTGCAAATTATGTAGCAAAAGTTATTGGTAATACATTCTTTACAGTAGAACAAGATGGAGTTGATTATTTTGTAAAATCAAATGGTGATTATCCAAATAACAGTGCTTATGCATTTGTTAGCTCAGTAGGTTCTCCAACACCAAATTACTTTAATAATGATGGTAGTGCAAAATCTGCATTTTTTACATCAATACCAGTAGTAGGATCAGGATCATTTCAAGGAGGAGTAGGAACAAATGTAAATGTAAATAACTCACCTGTAAAGTTTAACGAAAACATTACAAACGGAAATATTCAAGGATTAAATGCAGCAGATTATACACAATCATTAAACTTACTATCAAATACAGATGCTTATAGTTTTAATGTAGTGTCTGCCCCAGGATTAATAAAATCCTTTGCATTACATTCACCAGTAGTAAATAAGTTAGTAACTTTAGCTGAAGGTAGAACAGATTGTATAGCAGTAGTTGATTTAGTTCCTTATAACAGTACAGTAAATACAGTAGTAACACAAGCCTCAGGGTTTGACAGTTCTTACGCAGCTACTTACTGGCCTTGGTTACAGTCAATTGACGCTAATGCCCAATACGTTTGGTCGCCAGCTTCTGTGTTTATACCGGGGGTATACGCATTTACTGATGCTTCATCGGACCCATGGTTCGCTCCAGCAGGTCTCGTTAGAGGCGCGTTAGGTAACGTAGTAAAAGCAGAAAGAAAATTAACATCAGGTAATAGAGATAATTTATATGAAGCAAATGTTAACCCAATAGCTACATTCCCAGGAAGTGGAGTTGTAGTATTTGGACAGAAAACACTACAGAAAAAAGCAAGTGCTCTAGATAGAGTAAATGTTCGTAGATTGTTAATTTCATTAAAATCATATATAGTACAAGTATCAGATAACTTAGTATTTGAACAAAATACAATAAGCACAAGAAACAATTTC